TATCAGAAGCTTCTGTATATACTGTTGTTTCAGTATCACTAACAGATAATTGAACAGAAACTGCTAAAGTACTTATATCTGTATTTGCATTAGGAAGAATAAATTTTTGATCTGGATCACCTGTATTTGCTGTATATCTAAATGTTGAAGGTATCCCCTGATTAAGAGACACATTATCTACAGTATAAACACCATTAGCATTAATGTTTACTGAATGAGAATTAGAAGTGCACCAGATATATGATATACCCGCTACCTCGCCCTGTAATTGTGTCTTTTTAGGAATACTTATAGAAGCGGGCTTATCGGTTGGAGTAATAGTAAGTGTAACTGTGGCCAATGATCCTTGTGCTGAACGGGGCCGATAACCAAGATGTTTTGCTCTTGCCACAACAGAATTTCTAAGAGAAGCTGAATCTAAAAACATCTCATTAGCAACCATATTTGCATAATATGAATTATAATGTGTATTATATGCCATTATGTCAAGAAGAACATCAAAAGAAGACCCCTTAAAATTATATCCTACAAACTCAGACTGACTTGTTAAAAATCCTGTGAGATTTTCTTTGATCTTAGCGAAGTCTAATTCTGATATATTAAGTTTTCCCTCTGAACTTGCCATGTGTTATGTCCTTTGTAAATAAACTTCTAGTGTCGTTTCTTGTATATCATTATCTGGTAAATAAACTATAATTATTTCATATGCGTTTTCATCTTCTTTAGCTTTTACAGTTATATTCGCTATTCTTGCTCTAGGTTCATATTTTTCTATAGTATGTCTAATTGTCTTTTCTAACCTAGAAGATGTAAGCTTACTGAAATTTTCAAATAAAAGAATTCCAATACCACTATCTACTGTTGGTTGAAATAATCTTTCATTTGCATTTGTACTTAATAGGTTTTTTATAGACCTACTAATAACTGTTGATTTTTTGACAGTAGATAAATCTCCATGAGATGGATGTTTTGTAAAATCCATGTCAAAATCAACGTAGTCTTTTCCGTATGTAGTAGCCATATCTTGCTCTTAATATTTAGTTAAATTAAAGTAATCCTAATACCAGTGCTAATAAATCTATTGGGTTTTTACTACCCCCGCCAGCAATAAGTTTATCCCCCTCTGTACCGACAAATAATAGTCCTGCTGCATATCCCAAATCTGGAATTCCTGTCGCGTTTTTTAATTCCGACTGTATTCCTTCATTACCCCCGTTTTGATTTGGAATGTAAAGGGCATATACACCTTGTGATGGTAATGTTATTTGAAAGAATTTTAAAAATTCATCAATAAGTTTAATCATATATTCCAAAAATGCTTCAACCTGTTTAATCATGTCTATCATGTCTTGAATAAAAGCAGATGAATCTGAAATCATCCCTTTTAATTGTAATACAAAATTTTCTAATATTTGAAAAAATTCACCCCAACCAGGAACAATATCTTTAATTTTAATCCCCCCAAAATCGGGCGGAGTTGAATCTGGAAGAACCATCAACTTTTCCATTGCAACTATTGCCACCTTTGGATATATTCTACTAGCTTTAGGTAATTCTGTAGTGTCTTGACCCTTGAAAACATAATTAGGAAATACATCATCTTGAATTTCAGGATTGCCCGACTCGCCTCTTTTTTCCATCTCCAGAACCATATCACCAGTTATCCAGGGGTTTAATCCATCAATATTTCTAATTGGATTTACTATGACTTCCATATCGATCCATCTTTCAGTTTCATTCATATTAAAATCTTGCATAACAGTAGTTATCATTCCCTCATCATCTGTATCTCCTACCGCTTTTCTTCCTATCATAGATGTTGGAACTACAGAACCCTCAACGATCTCTGTGATTTCCCCGATACTATTATATATTTTTCCTCCTATAATATCACCCACTACAAACGATTGATACTTAGTATCAACTTGAGTTAATTTAACTGTTACTGGATTTGGAGTAACAATCTCTGTTAATGCATCTAATAAATTTTTACCTGTATCCGATGCAAATTCAGGAATATCAGAAAACATTTTAGAGAACTGATTAAAGACATCATAAAATGATTGAAAATCATGAGAGCCAATTATTATTGCTATTGCCCCAGAACCACCAACAAATTCTGTATTTCCTAGAATATTGGGTTTACCCACACTTTGTTTAGAATTAAGAGCCTTTCTTGCTGCCACATAATTTTTAACAATTGAACCATCTTCGCTAGCTTGGCCCATATCGAATAATTCTAATCCAAAATCTACCTTAGGGTCCCATCCCGTAAAAGCATTTCCATCATCATCATATACTACTTCTCCTGCTTTCGGTGCATCAGAAACCGCACCCAGTAATTTATATCTTGGAACATCACCCTCATCATCAAATGCTTTTACAAATTCCTTAATTACTTCTTTTGTTGTAAATGTGGGGAACTTACTTGCTCCCCCATCAGCTGAAGACCTAAGAGGATCTTGTAGGGGATTATCTCTATCATATCCACCAGGAATTAGTTTTCTAGGAGAAGTATAATGTGGTTTTGCTTTTTCTTCATTAAGCTGTGCTAATGTAGGAATATCTGCAGTATCTGACCAATTTCCCGAACCATCATTAATTTCCCATATTCGTTTTCCGGCCTTATTCCTTAATTGTTCAAAACCATAATTATATTTTTGTGTTGGCGTTACATTCCCTTCATAATAAGGATCAACATATAAGTACCAATACCCGGCCTCTTTTAAATCTTGGATTTGTTTAAGTACTTCATCTGCTAACGCGTCCAATGCCATTAAAAGGGGATTGATATTTTGAAGAGTAGCTAAAAGTTTGACCACTTCCATTCCAGCACTTGCAAGAGAAAGAGTACTTTTAACAGTTTCTGCAAGAGCAGTAGCTGCTGATGCTAACGTGGCAAGATCCCCCGCCTTCGCGATTTGATGAGGTTTCCATTCGGCTTTCGCTGTTAATAGTGCACTAAATTCAGCCATTTTGTTTTTCCTTTTCGGCTCTCTTCTCTCTTGATCTTAATACATTTTCCCATCCTGCTTTTTTTATTCCTATGATTTCCGAATACATTTCAGCAAGTTGTTTAGTATTTTCTAATAATTTCTTAATATCATCTCTTCGTAGTTCTGCTTCTTTCCACTTATTTTCTTCAGCCATTAGCTATACTCCTTATCTCTTCCACTAAAAATTTCATATTTGTTTCTAGCTGTTTTTACTAAATCTACCAAACTGGATAAACTCCCAATTTCTTTTATGATTTTGCCCATTAAATCAATATCTTTTCCTAATAAGAGATTTATATTATTATAAATCGACCTACCATACGGAACTTGGCCGCCTGTAGTATTCGATGACGGTATTGTAGACACATAAACTCTTGAAGGTTCATTCACTGCAGCAGAACCATCTATTTCAGCTGTAATAACTGCATCACCATCGCCCGCATCACTTATTACTATTGTGGGCGCGGATGTATATCCAGTACCTCCGGCCGTAATGGCCACACCAATAATTCCCCCTTCTGAATTAACAGTATACGATCCAGCAAATGATGAACCTCCTCCACCAGTACCAGTTAAAGTTCCAGCAGTATAACCATTACCACTAGCCTCAATTGTTAAAGCGGAGACTCGAACAGTAGCCCCAGTACTATATGCATATGTTGGTTTTCCAATTCGTGCATCTATTTCCGCAATTCTTGCATTCAATGTGGTTACTAAAGTACCACACGCGGTAGAAAATGTTACCCATTTTGCGTGACCATTTTGACTAGAAAAATTATCAAAATTTACTGCTGATCCTACATTATCGCCTCCCACATCTAGTCTGTTATTTCTGCTACTCATCCCAGCTGCAGAATAGAAAGTGGTTAATGAACCTTTTATATCCGACAATGTAGTATCCCAAACACCTAATCCACCTACAGTCGCGGAAACATAAGTATCAAAATTAGCATCATTCGCTGAAGCCGAAGTCACATGTTTAGTGCTTGCCCCTTCCATAACAGGATCACGAAATTTAGCTCCACCCGCTGTAGTTCCTTGTAATTCATCCATTACACTTGCTATAAATGCAACATCTGCATTGGCTGTACTACCATCGGTTGTCAATTTTCTTGCTATATAATTGGATACAATAGGATAGTCTATTACAGGACCTAGGCCATTTGAAACCGTTTCATATGTTGAATTTGAGTTCGTATAAGATGTTACATATGAGTGCCTTCGAATTATTCCATTGCTCACTCTATACCAATATGATGTTACCGTGGGTGAATCTTGGCGATATCCGGAAGTCCCATCAGCAGGAATTACATCATCCTCCGGAACTGTGCTGTTCGTTGTTGAATTTGCACTCCCTGCCAATTCTTCATTCGCTCGTATTTTTGTTACAACCTTTGTCAACCCTGTTCTTGGAAGTGTTGCTCGTGGTTCTGTAGTTCTCGGCAAGGTAAGACTTGCAACAGCTGTTCCCGCATCTGTACCAATCGCTGCAAGTGCACCATTAGCTTGCGGAGCATAATAAAATCTTTCCGCGATGTCAGTTATATATCTAAACTCAGGTAAGTTCCCGGTACTATCCGACCTTTTCATATCCATTCTAACATATCTTCCTGCAGGAATATCATTCTCACCCAATCCAGTAGGTTGTGTTCCTATAATTGTGAGTGACGCGCCAGTACCTTCTGTCTCATACGCCTTGCGTGTGGAACCCATTGCCGGAAAAATTGGATTTGTTTCTATATAAGGATATGTGGTATCATTTATTTCTTTTCCTTCAGAAACAAAATCACTTCTTGATCCCCTTGTTAAATCATTTGTTGCATTAGCACTTCCATTATCTGGATCAAAGAAACCAAGTAGACTTACAAATTGAGAAGTATTTGCATTTAATAAAGCATCTGCTCCCGCATCTGCTGCACTATAATCACCCGCATCATCACCAACCGGCAGCCAATCTGAATTTGTTACTAATCCCTCTCCTACTATTTCTACTTGACAAAATATATCATTCTCTGCATAACCAAATGGAACACTATTTACAGTAAGATTAACTGTTCCAGTTGTTGTTGCAATTCCTGTATTACTAAGCCGGATTTTACTATCTGCAGACATTACAGCTGCAATTGTTACATTATCATCTGGAATTCCTGTACCACCAATCGTATCACCAAATTTAATTTTTGCGAGATCGGTATCTGATATTCCTGTTACTTCTATACTATCTACTGTGGTGGTTCCGATGATAGTGAAAGAGTTCACATAGCTAGTATGTCTCTTTAAATATAACTTCTGACCGAATGCTGGACCTAATGTAGTATAATTGCCATTACTACCTTGTGTCAAATGGTCTTGCAATGTCAAAGTATTTAATTCATTAAACAATCCCTCACTTTGTAATGATACACTAGCAATATTAGCTTTTGCAAAGTCGGCATTCCATGTTTCCGCTTCGGTTGTTACATCTGCTCCCCAAGCAATTACATTACCAAAAGAAGTTTCATTATCTGGTGTAGAATATGGAGTAATACTATCATTAATGTCTATTAATTCTCCAGTTACTCTTGACCTGACTAGATAATAATCCCGAACATCAGTACTAAATGTATTACTACCTTGTGTCTGTGTTCCAGCCAAACTAGTTAAATTAATAGTATATGTTTCTTCAATATTAGTAGCCTTAATTCCCATAAAAGAGGTATTTGGTTCTGTAAGACCAATAGGGCCATTTACTGTTCCTGCAGGCGGTAATGTAAATTTTCGAATACCTTGTGTAGAACCCTTTATGGACCCGGCGCCATAACATATTAATCTTTGTGCCGCCAAAGATTCACATACAGTTGCAAGAGACATATTTGTGGCTACTCCTGATTCATTCTTTCCTCCTGTGAATGCCTCACATAGTGCATTTAATCGTGTTTCGGCAAATTCTCTGGCTAATGTAATACTTTCAAGAATCCCTGTTCTCGCAGACAAAGCAGTGTCAGGACTGTTGTCTAACTCTTCTTTTAGTTCGATTAATTTTGTAGCAATTCCGGCCATATAATTCCTCTATGATAAAGGTCCTGAAAATGGTATTGGTGGTGCGCCTGGAATCAACCCACTCACTACCCATGTTTTTGCCCACGTATCTAATATGTCGGCCATCTCTTTTGCGAAACTCATTCCCGATGGTTGTGGCCCAGAATATAATTTCATTAACGGTCCCATATGAGAAGGTGGTGCAACTGGCGGACCAATTTGATTTGTGGACATATATGTTAGCGCCATAGATGATAATGCTGATGCTATCTGAGAACCTATTGCCGCACCGCCTGGTAATTGTGATGCAAAAACTTGCCCTATTGTCATTCCTGTGGAAGTGTCCACTACATTTGTTGTAGGAAATCCACCCGCATTTTGTCCCATTTTTAAATAATTAGCAAATGATTTTGCGATATCTTTTCCTGGCTTCATGGGATCAGGACTATGAGTTGCAAACGTTCCCATTAATTCACCAAACAATGTTGCTTTAACTAGCGCCATTAATCAAGACTCCCACCAATTTTCAATGATTTAAGTAATGCCAACTTAACAGTAGCCGGGGGCATTGGTGGCCCAGAAGGTCCTGTTCCAGTTGGATGTGTATGTTCTGTTATAATATCTATTAATTCATCTAATATCTCTTTCAATGAAGCAATTACTCCAGCAACTTTTACTTTACCTGAAGAAGCAATCGTTACCTCACCTAATATTCCTTGCATAGAGGCATCACCCCCACTACCTAATTTAAGTGTCGATAATAGACTACTCATTTGAGCACTTCCCACCACACTAGAAAGTTCTATATTTCCCAATAATGCAGTACCTGTAATACCAGTCGTTCCTAAATTAGAATTTAATTCTATATCACCGATAGGTTTTAATGCTATAGAAGCTCCTGCACCAGCAAGGCCCATGTTCATTTCAATTCCACCTGAAACTATATTATCAGTACATTCCATTCCAATCTTACCTAAAGTGGCAGAAGTCTTTTTAGCATAACCCATTGTCATTGATGGTAACACTCCAAATATAGATTCGTTTATCGAATCAGTAATATTGAGTGTCATTCCTCCACCAGTTTGCATACCGATAGAACCTTGAGAATTTAAACTATATGCTCCAGTTTGTATAGTTAGTTTTCCACCTACTGATTTCTTCTCATCGCCTATTGTTGTTTCAGAAGAACGTGCAGATTTCTTTTCAATAATCACATTATTGGCCGATAGAGTAAGTGTCTCTGATGCTCTTAATGTCATTTTCGCGGCTATTAAATTAATTGCCCCTAATGTATTATTAACATTAAATCTTCCTCTTTTTATTGCAACTGAATAATCACCATCAACCTTGTCCACTTTATTACCAAGAACATAATTTTCTTGCGAACCATCAATAGTCGTATAATCACCCGCTTCAATATGTGTATATTTTGCTCCTAAAATAATATTATAATAATTGTTTACTATTTTATCAACCTTAATACCTACTGGATGAATTTCAGTAAAAGTACCTGTTCGATGATACCAATGTAATCTTTCGGAATTGGGTGTATCATCCATTTCAATAACGTGGCCGCTTTCAGTTTGGTGTACGTGATTATATGGATAGATTGCTTGCCAGGGACTTGGTGGTTCAGACCAAGATTTACCATCAGCAGTCGGAATATGCATTTGTCCTGCTTTCCGGTTTTCCATTTTTTCAAATACAATACCTGAAACTCTTGGATCACTCGTATCAGTATTTCCACGAATACCTCTTGCTAATCTATTTGTAGTTGGTTCTTTTAGATAGTCTAAATTTCTAGTTGTTGATATGGCTGTGTTTGCTAAACCCGTATCAGGATATGTTGATCTAAGTGGCTGTTCTACAACCTTAACAGTAAATGGTGGAGTCGTTGTATTAGGACCAGTTGTTCCAATCAAAGATTTTACTGAACTCTCTTTCTCAAGGGTAACATCAGCTGAAATTGCAACAGTTTGTACATCTTCAGTAGGATCAGGATTTGCATTGTGCTTAATGCTTGCTGGTTCTCTGGGAACCAAATCAGCTTGAGGATTATAGAAAAGATCTCTCTTTCCTCCCTCATCTGGAAACATTGGATGTCCGACATCTCCACCCTCTAATCTTGGATCAAGAAACCCTCTACCACCTATTGCGGTTCCATCATTATTAACTCCTTTTGCATCTAATTCTGGAATACCACCAATTGTTCCAAAAAACATTGGTTCTTGTCCGTCTTCTCCATCACGATAGAAACCAATTACCCATGTGCCTTCAACTGGACCTAATGGTGTGGAACCAACCCCTGTTTGACTTGCTGAAGTAATCGGCGCGACAGGATATGCCCACGGTAATCCTGCAGTTGGTTGGTCGTTCTTGTTTTCCGAATGCCACCCCAAAACTCTAATCTTACATCTTCCAAGATAAAGCGGATCATGGCGGTCTTCGACAACTCCTTGCCACCAAACAAATCCACCTTTTCCCATAAAATATGCCATAGTATTATCCTATCTTTGTGATGGTGGTAGCGACTGAGTAATACTTGTTGTATCATCAGCTTCCGGTATTGATCTATCGTTTCCAGGTGGAACTTTTAATGAATCTTTTATACACTCAAATTCGATATCATATGTTTCTTTATTGAAATGATGGCGTAATTTAGTAATTAAATAGTATCCACTTAAATACACATGATGTTGTGATTGTGTAATTCCGTCCCTATCTTCAAGAAATGTTGTAGGTAATTTAAATTCTATTAAATCTCCTACTGCTCTAGTAGATAATCCAGGCGCTCGAATATTTAATTTAATATTAGTGGCTTGCTGACTTTGTACTAATCGTGATTGCATCCATTGTTCTACTCTATTTGGAATAATGTTTAGATTCGATTTTACTTCTCCCTTTACACCTCTTGATCCTAGATCAGTTTTAAATCTAATATCATGTGCAAAATTAGAAGGATAAAAACTCATTACCGATTCAGGCGAACCTAATGCATCTTGTTTTTCAGTAGCTAATTTTCCTGTTCCTAAATGAGTAAAAGAATCACTAAAGTTTTTGGCATCGGCGGGTTGTCGTAGAGACTCTACTATTTCAACTGCACCGGTATCTGGATCTATCCTTGTTTCACCACCTATTGAAGTGGGATCATGCATATTAAAATCTAAGGTATCATATTTCATTCTAATCAAATCATGTGTAAGTAATCTATTTGCATACATTCCGGCTGTCAGGTTTTCAAGAACATCAAAATTAGAAGAAAATGAATATGCCGAAACAGCTGTCATTTCTATAGCAATATTTGTAGCTTCATCTGTTTTTGAACCCATTCGTTTTGGCTGTACCACGTACACTTCTTTAACAGGTTCTTCTGGTGCGGTATATACTAATTCAGTAGGTGAGCCCGGTGCACCTGCTACTGTACTATACCCCATACCACCACCAGACATAAGAGTTTCCATAGAAATAAAAAAGAATCCTCTTATACTTTCATAAAAAACATAACTAGATCCTAACGCATGTTTACCCGCAGATACTGCTCTTGATGCCAAGAAATTAAAAGCCTTGAATGGAGTTTGATTTGGTATAATTAAATCTGTAAGATTCTTAGTAGGTTCAATAAAAATACGTTTAGCTCTACCTCCTCTACCTCGTTGAAAAAATTGTCTATAAAGAGATTTTACTACATCAGATATTTTTCGTGGTTCAAGTGAAACTGGATCAAGTGCGGATTTTTTAACCTTTTGTTTTAAATTTAAAATGGCCTCTTCAGAAACGAAAGATAATTTATAAGTTATTATTCCTTCATTAAGTTTCGTAATATTAAGAATTTTAACTACTCTAAATTTTAAATTAATCAGGCCCTCATTTAGACTTCCTTCAAACGGGCCTGGAATTGCATTTGAATTTCTCTGTCTTTCAAGGCCTTTTGTTTTTACTTGAATGTGTATAGTTTCTTCACCAATAATAGGAACACTTTCCAGTAATCCTACACCATCTTGTATCTGTATATTTCCAGTAAGATAGCTTCCAAAAAGATCCTCATAGATATTAAAATCTGACCAGGCGGCCTTTAGATCGACATACCCCTTTCTATTGGGCGAAGTCAGTCGAAGTTTCTGAAGCTCAAAATCACCAGGAAATGAGGGGAGTTTTTTGCTGTCAGGATTTTTTAAGAAATCTGATTTAGATCCATGATCAGCCGACTGTGGATTAACCCCCTGCCCCGCTTTTCGCCTCTCAAGAATGCTTGGTGGTCCTCCAGCCATCAGTTAAGTTTCTCCGAATGTTCAGAAAGTATCTCTGCAACATACCTTCTATCAATTAATTTAATTTCTCGTTTAGCGTCATTTCTAGTTATTTCCCAATCATAACAATATACAATATTTCGATCTGCAGCATCAAGAGCATCATAGGTTGTTACATCAACCTCCAAACATGCTAAAGGAATTGCTTCACTAGTACCTGTTGCTTCTATTCTCTGCCTAACAATTTGTTCATAATGATGTACACCATTTTTTGCGGCTGCTAGAGTTCCGTATTTGTTTTTAATATAATTTCCAAATTCTCTAGAATTCAATGGCCAGTCAAAAATGGGATCATATATTTCATTAATTAAAAAAATTAACCACGTATATTTTACATCACCATATATCTTAAATGATGTTATATCAGGACGCTCTGATTCTGGTATTGAATAAGAAAAATAATTAATAATATCATTTTTAATAATGCTTTTTATTTTTGCATTTAACATTAAGTTAATCACAGTCTTAGTTTTACTGGGTTTTGCTCCAGTAATATCATAATTAATTTGTGGATAGTGTTGAAAATATTCAGACATGTATTATGCTCCTTGCTCTATTCTTTCTCGATACATTACTTCTAGTTCCATAAATGAAAGTTTCATTGATATACTTACTGGAAATTGTGTACCATCAAAAAATAGAGGTACACTTTCTGTAGTAAAATCTAAATCACAACCAGTCAATACTGATTTCCCTATATTAAACATAGGATTTGAACCACTTTTTGGTAATGGTCTTCCATCAATATAATAATTAATCTCAAATGTGTCAGGATATCCAAACAACATTGAAGGTGCAGTTTGGGAATCTCCTCCTCCATGAGAAGGTAACATAGATTTTTTAAATACATTTACAATTTTCACACAAGTCTTAGATTCATCTACATCTTTAGGTAACATTTGAAAAGTAAAATCATGTGTTCTCATATCGGAAGGACCTTTATATGCGGCAACAATATAAGGATTAAGTACAGCACCTTGTGCTCGTTCCATTACAGTTTTTGTTCCTTCTACCATAAGGTTCGCTCTTTCTCCCGCTTTAAGTAGCCCCACTTTTCCGGCTTCACTTCCCGTTGCTGAGGCTTGGGCAGACAATATACCTTTCAAATTATCGACACTAAATCCTCCGGGTGGACCTCCAGTAGTTTGCATTGCTTTAACAGCTTTATCCGCCATAGCTCCTAATCCACCTAACGCAACTGATTCATATTCTGATTTATATGATGTATTTAAAGCGTCGCCAGGAATATATAATGCTACCTCAAACGTCGGACGTTGAGATTTGAAACCTGAAGCTTCAAAGGCTACCCAATTATCAGTTTGACCGGACATTCCTCCAATATTAGAAGGATATTCATAATATTGCATTGCTGTCATTGCTGAAGCAGTTGGGTCCATAATTCCAGTAGATGAATCATTAGCCAAAGTTAATGGGCCATCATAATCGTAGAATTTTGAAGATTCTTGTACTAACTCACCTTTTTCATCATCCCAAAAATATATAACTTCTGTGTAAATTTTCATTACGGACATCCTTTTGTGATTGGTATTCTTGAACTATCTATATATTTATATGGCATACAAGGGAAAGTTTCGCCCTCAAAATTACAAAAAATATAAGGGGGATCATACTAAAATTATTTATCGATCTGGGTGGGAATTAACCTTCATGAAATACCTAGATCGACAACCTGAAGTCTTGCGATGGTCAAGTGAAGAAATTATTATACCCTATCGTTCACCCATTGACAATAGAGTACATAGGTATTATCCCGATTTTTGGGTTAAAACTAATCAAGGGGAATCTCTAATTGAAATCAAACCAAAGAAACAAACAAAACCCCCAAAACCCAATCCTAAACATAGGAGAAGATTCCTCAAAGAAGTGAGAACATGGGGAGTCAATGAAGCTAAATGGAAGGCAGCAGAAGAGTTTTGTGAACATAAAGGTTGGAAATGGCAAATAATAACAGAGGACACTTTGATAACTAAATAGTAATATGGCTACTGTAGAAGAATCCTATTTGGATAAATTAAAAGACGCAATAAAGACTAATTCAGTAACTGCTAAAGCAAGAGCGGCGGGTAACTGGTTTCGCTCAATTGTCAATAGAACAAAGGGTCAGTTTTCTGATGAAACGCCAAAGACAATACTTTCACGTTCAGACAGTTTAGTATCTAAAAGTGTACTAGGGAAAATGTATTTCTATTCTTATGATCCTAAATGGAAAAATGAGCTTCCCTGGTATGATACTTTTCCTTTAGTTTTTCCTATTGAAAAATATCCAGATGGATTTCTAGGATTGAACTTTCATTATCTTGCTCCAAAACATAGAGCTATATTAATGGATCAACTTAAGATGTTTGCAAATAATAAGAGCTATGATGAAACTACTAAATTGAAATTGACATATAATATGCTAAAAGGTTTCACCAAAATTAAAAGAGCAAAACCAACAGTACATAGATATCTTTCAAGTAAAGTTAAATCTAAGTATGTTCTTGTTAATGCAGATGAATGGGAAGTAGCACTTTTTCTACCAGTAGAAAGATTTAAAAAAGCAAGCAAAAAACAAGTATGGGCTCATAGCGGAAGGATGTTCTAATGTCAGGCACAGCACAATTTGCAATAACTGATTTTATGGCCAAATTGGATGGTCTAGGAAGTTATGCAAAAAGAAATAGATTTACTGTTGAAATTATACCACCACCAACTTTAGTTACTTCGGTTCCAGTTGCATCAATAGAATTTCTTATTTCGGCCGTTTCATTGCCAGGTAGATCTTTAGGATCAACCACTTACAGAAGTGGTGGTAAATTTGGCTTAGAAGTTCCCTATGAAGTAACAGAGGAACCCGTGTCACTTACTTTCTTAGGTACAAATGATTGGACTGCTAGAAAATTTTGGTATGATTGGCATGAGCATATACAAGCTAACGGTTCGTGGAATATGCGATATTATAAAGATTTCATAGGAACGGTTTCAATTTCAGTTTATAATGAAGACGCACAAACAGCAGGAACCCCCACACATAAAGTAGTATTACATAAATGTTGGCCGAAAACAATAGGTGCTATAGAACTAGGATGGGAAAGTGGCGAATTGATAGATTTTACAATAGATATTGCATATAGCTGGTGGACTGCACATAGCGTAAATAGTACAGGCTCTGCGAATGCACCCACCAAACCCCAGTCCGCTCCTCCTTCAAAGTTTGCTGTAACACCAGGGGGAACAGGAACTAGACAAAAATGGGTGAATGGAAAATTAGTAATAGATGAAAAATTTTAATTATTATATATTATAGGAGAATATTATGGCTTTACCAAAGGTAAGCATACCCACTTATGAATTGACAGTACCATCTTCTGGTGAGAAAGTCAGTTACAGACCTTTTCTTGTAAAAGAAGAAAAGACATTATTAATGGCTGCAGAAGATCAAAACGTAGCTACTATAACCAAAGCTATGAGAGATATTATATTTTCTTGTACAGAAGGAGAAGTAGATCTTAAAACTCTTGCACCTTATGATATCGAATATATTTTTCTTCAACTTAGAGGAAAATCGATTGGTGATGTAATAAGTCTTAAGCTGAAAAAACCAGAATCGATTGACTGTGAAGAAGCTGAATGTCCTGAAGGCACAGAAGTTTCAATTAATATCGATGATATAAAAATTGACACTTCAACAATGATGGATTCTAAGATAGAACTTACAGAAACTATCGGTATAAAATTGGGATATCCTCAACTTGAGACAGTACAAAAGTATGTAGTCAAAGGTGGGGGAATGTCTGCTGACGGAATATTTAAAATGATTAATGACTGTATTGAATATATTTGGGAAGGTGAAGAAATATACAAGGCAAAAGACTCTACTAAAAAAGAACTAACTGATTTTGTTGAATCTCTTAATTCCATACAATTTACTAAAATACGAGATTTTTTTGAATCGATGCCTAGACTACAACATGAAATTACGTGGACCTGTTCAAAATGTAACAAATCCGCTCCTTTATTACTTGAGGGGATTGACTCTTTTTTCGAATAGGGCTGAGTCATGATACTCTGGCGAATCATTATCAAACAAACTTCGCTATGATTCAGCATCATAAATGGAGTCTAACAGAATTAGATAATATGATTCCATTTGAGAGACAAATATACGTAATGTTATTAGAGACATGGATTAAAGAAGAGAATGATAGAGTGAAAGAACAAAACGCCAAACAAGGGAGAAGATAAACATGGCCGATAAGACCATTAAAGATGTTGTTAAGCAATTAGAGGATACAAACAAACTCCTTCAAGAAACGCTTGAAAAAGACGATGCTATGTTTAGCTTACAAGATTCTTCTGGAATTGTTGGAAAAATTGCTCGACAAATGGAGAGAAACGCAGAAAAGAAGAGAGAAAAACAAGCAGAAGATCAGGCGGAGAGCCTGGACAAAATCTCCCAAGCATCACAGACTTCTAAAGATTTAGCTGAAAACAATGACCAGCTCATGGGTGATACCTTTTTTATGGAGCAAGATGCGCTGCAGCAAGTTGATGATGATATAACAAAACTTGCAACTTTTGTGGCCGCATCTGCAGGTGAGGTGGGTGAATTGGTTGATCAAGGTGAAGATCAAATCGAAGCGGCGCAAGCAACTAGAGTTGGAAATGATGAAACAACATTAGAACTTGCTAAATTGGTAAATCAAGGTGAAGATCAAATCGAAGCCGCGGAAGCAATGGAAATGGCTCAAAGAGAGGCCGCGAGAGAAGCGGCTAGAAAAGAAGATAAGCCGACAATTGAAGTTGCTGTAAATATGGAACCACCAGAAAAAGAGGATGGATTTTTAATGTGGGTACTGAAAGCTCTTGGATTGATTGGCGCAGGTGCTGCGGGTCTTGCTTCAGGTCTGTTAGTAGGGTGGTTAGCTTTTGTGGGAGACTTACTAAAAAGACTTGGAAAGATTTTTAAATTAGATAAAATTAAATTGCCAAAATGGTTAGATGACTTCTTCAAAGCTTTTAGCAAAGAAGGAAAACTCTATAAAAATACTATGAAATATATTGATGATTTCAAGGCACCAAAATGGTTAGATAATTTCGTTAAGCAATTTACCAAAGAAGGTAAGATTGCTAAAAAAGTTATGAAAATCATTGATAATTTTAAGATGCCTAAATTCCTTGATGACTTCTTTAAAGCATTTACCAAAGAAGGTAAACTTGGTAAAAAAATTATGAAAATCATTGATAATTTTAAGATGCCAAAATTTAAGATTTTCGACACAATTGGAGATTTCTTTAAAAGCACAGATAAGTTTAAAGAAATTAGTAAAGCTATCAAAGGAGTCAAAGATCTATTACCAAAAGGTGGAGGTGGTGGAACTATTGGAAAAATGTTTAAGGGTATAAAAGATGTATTCAAACCCCTGAAAACACTAGGAACTACCCTCGGCGACGCATTCAAACCACTTAGTAAATTACTTGGAACGGGTGCAAAAGGTTCTGGAATTTTAAACTCTATGAAGGCTTTCCTTAAAGGTGGAATGATAGGAAAAGTCTTCAAGGCCTTTGCTTCAGTTGGAAAGGCTATTGCTGCACCACTTACTATAATTATGGGTATTGTTGATGGATTTTTTGAAGCAAAAGATGCTGTATCAAAAAGTGAAGGAATTATGGCTACAATGGTTAATTCTGTTGTTGGTGCCATCGGTGGTTTCATTGATGGAGCAATATTTCAACTCTTAGACCTACTCAAAAGTGGAATATCTTGGATTGCTGGATTTTTCGGATTTGATGAAGTTGAAAAATTCCTTGATAGTTTTTCTTTCTCTAAGATGTTCAACGAATTCTTGGATGACATCTATGCATGGTTCAATCTCTTATTCAGCGATCCAGTTGCAGCATTAACAAAGTTACTTTCAGGATATTTTGGTGCCATGCTTTCAATAGGAGATTTTATCGTTGATATGTTGAAAAAACCTTTCATATGGATAATGGAATTGTTTGGATGGGATGACGCTGCGGCAGCAACCGAATCATTTTCTCTTTCTGGTACAGTCATGGCAGCATGGGATAAAGTAGTTGCATGGATTAAAGGATTGTTTGCATGGGGTAAAGATGCGGGAGCCACAGAAGAAGGTGGATGGTCATTCTTAACATTTGTAGAAGGTGCATGGACAAAAGTGAAAGAATGGTTTTCTAGTCTTCTCTCATGGGGAAAGGAGACAGAAGCAGGAAGTTGGATTGTAACTACTATTGATTCTGTAGTTACAACCGTCAAGGAATGGTTTACTGGATTGTTTAGTTGGGCATCTACAGAAGATGAGAAGGATAGTTGGATTGTCAAGACAATAAAAGGAATAGTAACAACTGTCAAGGAATGGTTTGGTTCTATGTTTAAATTTGATTCTGGTTCTGATGTATTGAAAACAGTAATGAATATAATGATGTGGATTCCAAATCTATTTGTGAAAGCAGTAGCAGGAATTGCTTCATGGTTTGCAGGGCTTCTTGGATTTAAAGCAGAATCAGAAGCGATTGCGACAGCTGGAAAAGATTTTAGTTTTGGGGATTTGATATTTAAAGCAGTAAAAGCAATCGGAGATTACTTTAGTGATTTATTTGATAGTATTGTAAATTTCGATTTTGGATCATTAGCAAAATCAATAATGCCAGCAAAATTATATGATTGGATATTTGGAGGGGGGCCGGAAACAGGAGAAAAAGAGGAAGCAAAGGTTAAGCAGGCAGAAGAAAAATTCGATAAGGGTAGAAGCGAAAAATCAAAAAAAGAACTTGATTCTATGGGCTTTATTGAAAAAGGTTCAAAATGGAATCCGTTGGATAAAGACAATCTTGACATTGCAAAAATTCAAGCTGCACTTGCTGCATCAAAAAATGATAAGGCAGAACAAGCAAAATTAATAAGTGCTCTTACTCTACAATTAGGTGATACAGCCATTGCAGAAGATGATAGACAACAACTTGCTGCTGTTTTAGAACTAACAAAAGGTGTCAAACATAAAGCTGAAGGTGGTTTGGTAGGGTTGTCTTCATTTGCATCAGGCACTCTTGGATCAGCCATGGGACTTGAAAGTGGTGGGTTATTTACTCTAACTCAGGGGGAAATGGTTTTAGATAATCAAGCCGCCCAAACATTCTTACAGGCGGCTATGATATTAAAAGGACAAGATTTAAGTAGTGGTCAAAGTCTTATGGACTTAGAGAGAGACAAGCAGACAACAGCGGGATCATCGAGTACTGTGGTTGTTAATAACACATCAACTAACCAAGTAAATTCTTCTCAACCTATGGTATTGCCTGCCGCTGGAGTGAATCCGACTGATGGTGATTGGAGGCCTCCAGCTTAGTAGTTAAGTTTTATAAAAACCATCTGAAAGATAATAGATAAGAGCATCAATCAAATCGGGTGAACCCCAAGCTGCCGCACACCATACCACTAAAAGCACACAAAAGAAAAATCCATACATAGCATTATTCTCATTATTCATTATTCTTGCTCTGCTAATTTCGCAAAGTATGAATACTCATCTGAATCTGTACTAGTTACAGTTTCTGCAGTTGTAACACTTTCAACAACAGGTTCTACATGTGGAGTAGTCATAGGTTTACCACCATCAAACGGTGCATCAAAACTATTAGATTGTGGTGTGGGAGTATTAGTTGTTACTCCAAGAACTCTATCCAATTTCTCTTTCAAATCTGCATAGGATTTAAAATTCTTTGGATCAGTAAAGTCTTCCAATGAATGTTCCGTTTTCCAAATTTCTTCCATCTTAGTCTCATCTTCATCAAGAGGAGAAGGATTTTCAAATTCACTCTTATCATAATTTGAGAACCCATCAATCTTACGAATCTTTATTTTGAAATTCGCGCCTTCCCATAAATCAAAGGGATTGACTGGAGTTTCATCTTCGAATTGAGGATTCATC